ACCTACCTTAAAATTAGCGGTATTAGCAGTTTGAGATATTGTCCAATAGTTATTGTCGTTTAGTTTTATTCCATCTCTCAGAGATAGAACGTCTTTACCAAATTCAAATACGGAGGACCCGCCTCCGAAAACATTTGTAATGGTTAGTTTACCCTTGATGGTTCCACCAGTTGGATTAGTTTGTCCCTCAAAGGTTACTGTTCCATTTTTTAATACAGTAAGAGCATTACTTGCGCTTCCACCCGCTCTAAAGACAATATCCGTAGACCCCAGGGTAGCAGGATCATACCAGTAATTACTAGAGTCAATTTTTATTCCATGCTTGCCCGTACCTCCGACTCCCTTTCCAATCTCTACAGTATTTACTGTAATCTTGGAGTCATCAATAATTTCTGAGACACCTTCAATTTCATAATTCTTAATTTTTACCTTAGGTGTTCCATCAGGCTTTTTAATAACTTCAATGCCAGATCCGACACCGCTTCCAAGCAGAAAAAATCTTTGGTTAAAACTTACTGTATCTGGATCTTTCCAGAAATTGCTAAGGTTCTGATTTGCGTAGTTTTCCTTGATCCATAAATTAGAAATATAAACTCTATCAGAATCTAGATGAATCTCACCTGGCTCAGTATCTCCTGGCTCTGCGTAGATATGCATAAGACCTGGGGTTTTTCCAGTTGATGAAGCATAGGCTGCTACTCTAAAAACTCCACCAACCCAGTCTGGTCCAGATAGATGTGCTAGTGATGCCCTTCTCCAATTCTTTTGTGTAGACTCTCCAGTACCATCTCCAGTATTTTGCTTAACATAAAATTCTACACCGCTCTTAGTTCCTGCATTCTTAAAAAGAACTAGATAGCCATCGTTTGTATTTGTAGATTCAACTACTAAAGTTGGAAATCTTAGTCCATCAGAACTATCTAAATCCTGACCGCCAACCTTAGTAATCTAATCGCTAAAAATTCCTCTAGCGCCAAAGACCTCGCCACCAAATACTGCGGTTCCGGCTGGGATGGTATTGCCATCTGGATCTTTATCTCCAGTTCCAGTTATATAAAAACCCTTGCTATAAATTGCACCAGAATCTAGATCAATCCATGTGCCAGCATTTGTAAAAGAGTCAGACTGTGCCTGTGGTTGACCTGGAATATTTGACTGATAGTTGTTAGAAATAAGATTGCCAGTTCTAACTTTATCTCCAGAGATAGTTGTAATATCTCCTGCCGCTTCTCCAACCTTTAGGACACCTTGAATAGTAAGTGTTGTACCATCCCAATATAATTGGTCCTTAAGAGAAAACTTGCCAGTTGAGTCTACATAGAAAGCCGTTTGGGTATCACGATATCCGCTTCCTACGGCACCAGTTGGATTGTTTGTTGTGCCAATATAAATCTGACCCCTTGGAGAATCTGCATTAGACTTAATAATGATAGGCGCTAATGTACCAACACTAATTTGTTGGTTTGCCTGAAGAGTTCCAGTTCTAATTCGGTCTGCTGTAAGATCACTAATGTATGCGGAGTCAAAGTATTGAATAGGCTTTCCAGTTGTGGCGTCTGAGGGATCTGATTCATTACCCGCGCTGTCTACGGCTGTGACATAGAAGTAAATGGTTGCTCCACTTTCCCCTGAAAGCGGAGCGTTTACATTTATGGTCGCAAAGGAGTCTATGCCGCTACCTGGCCTAGTGGCAGACATAGTATGAATAAGTGTTCCACCTGTATTGCTCTGAGTTGTGTTTGTAAATACCTTGTAGGATACAACATCAAACTCTAAGTCAACATTGGTCTTTGTTTTGTTATTGTGGATTACAACAATTTTCTGCGGCCCAGCCAAATTTACTGTAGGAGTCGCAGGAATAGAAGGCTTTAGATCATCCTTGACAATATTTAAAGTATAAGTTTCTGACCACTCAGAATAAACATCGTATCTATTTTTTGCTCTTGCTCTAACGAGATAGGAAGATCCTGGCTGCAAGTCTTTTAGTTGTATAATCTTTTCTTCCATTATATCAACTCAACTCTGTACTCTATGTCTACCTCAACCCCAGATGGTTTGACAACATAGTCGGATGTTGCATTGCCATTCTGTGTGCCAATAAGTGATCTGCTGACCAGGGCAAAGTTTGGGTTTACTTCGTCTTCATCATTTATACGAATGGCATCAAGGTGTACCAGTCCTGCGCCAGCGTAACTTGATGCAGTTATTCTAATCCTGGTAACGTCCCCATTAAAATTACCTGTCTCAGTAAAGTTTCCTAATAATGTGGTTAACTTATCATATCCAGAGAATGAAGTGTCGATGGTAAAGTCTGCGTATTTTGTTCCAGGCGTTGGTAGTTGAGAATCAACAAAAGTTACTCTAACCACCCGATCTACTGGATCTATAGTGTTGACGTTAAAGAGCAGAGAAATTGAATCCAGGGAAGAGTAGCCGTTCAGATTAATTCCGGCTGCTGAATATACATCCATCGCAGCAGTTCCTACTATAAGATTTCTATCACCTACCCTGCTTGTTGAAGTAAAACTTCCTGAAGAAACCTCTGTATTGTCTGATGTTTTAAGCCATAATTCGTCAAAGTTTACAATAAGCGAGTCGTCAAATCCGTTTGATGAAACGTTTGTGGCCTCAGAGTATATTCCTAACTCATAAATTCTTCCAGAGAAATTAGAATTAAGGACTCCCTTTATAATTATTTCATTATTTTGTACGGATCTGAGAACTACTGGAATCTTGGCAATTTCATAATCCATTGATGTATTGGTGGCTGCTGCTGCGGTCTTATTCATGGAGCCAATACTTATTGCTCCCGCCCAATTAAATGTCGGATTGGCTAGGTAACTACGGATAATAGCCATGCCATCATTAGTAATAGCATTGTAGGATTCAGAAACAACATCTCCATTTATGCTCATGATATATCTAGCATTATGCAATTTCAATTTTAGTCACCTGTATTTCAAAGTCTTCGATCTCTCCACTACACTCTACCTTGATAGTGGCTGTAGCAGTCAATGCTCCGTCTGATGATAGATACATGGACCCATAACTGGCTTCTTTGTCATACTCAAAGGTGCCGTCAGATTTTTGGAATTTAATGGCATCTACAGTACCAACAACGCTTACATCTCTAACTGGTGGCCTAGGAATAATCCATGGTGTCGGTGCGTCTGGAAGGAATGGGTCTGGAAACCTACCTCCACCACCTGGGCCTCTACTACGCTCTGGGTCGCTCCCTGAAGAACCCCCGCCATCTCCATCTTCTAAAGATTGAATAAGTTTGAGAAGTTCATCTATTCTAGAATCTGTATATGCCGCAGCAGAACGCTCTATCTGGCGTCTAAAAACATCTGGGGCTGGGTACGGTTTCTTATCTTCTTTACTCATAGGGCACCTACCATAAATTATACCATTTTAAAGGTATTTGTCACAGGCTTAAGTTCAAGTGTGGTGGATAGTCCAGAGTCAAACGAGTGGGCCACTCTAGTTACTAAATAGAACTGATCTGCGGGGAATGTCACTTGACCCGTATCATATTGTATCTTTACCAAGTCCCCTAATTGTACGAGAGGATTACCAAATATTTCTACAGTAATTGACTTATATTTAGTTTGGTATGATCTGGAAATTAGAGAAGTTACTGCGTTCGCAGTTGCTTCATTCTGTACCCAAGAAGTCTCTACTATAAGTTCTCCTGAGGCAGATGGGTCGTCTATATTCTTAGAAACCTCATACACTTCTCCCTCGCTAATTGTGCGAGCGGTCAACCAGAGAATCGATTTACCACTTTGAGTAAATACGTTAGTGTTTCCCTCAGAAATATAAACAGTTTCACTTGCCATATTCATTAGTGCAAATCTAGCAGTCTGAGGAGTTCCTGCGACCACGGACTTTGCTACTGCATTTGGAGAAACAACCCTAGCAAAATCTACAACATTATCTGCATCTTTAGAATCGGAACCGCTCCCATCAGATCCCTCGTTTGGGTTAGGATCTGGTTTAGGTTCAGATCCATCTTTAGATGGGTTCAGATAGGTTGCCGCCTTCTTTCTCCAGAACTTTCCAGAGTGCGTGGTTCTACGAGTATCTGGCTTCCTCCATCTATGTGGACCATAATTATTGGTGCCAAGGTAGGGTCCTGAGTCTGTCCAGTCCGCATGTGTGACGATTCTTGATCCATTCTCGGGCCAGCCGCAAAGATCCCAGAGTGCTGCTGCTATTCTGGCAGCGTTCTCCTCTTGGTACTCTGTAAAATAGGGCTTGCTTTCTCGTATACTTCCATAAGCAGTAGTTCCTTCAATCTCAACCCCAAAAGTTCTTGCCTCTGCGCCATATCCAGCAGAATTAAGACCAATGGCAGGCCATGGCCCTCCCAATCCAGAATGAAGAACTGCCAAGGCTGAAATTAAATATGTGTCGCCCTTGCCACGGCCCACCAATATATTACACGCAGGCTTTCCTAGCGGCTGATTATTAATAACTGGATTAAGCATCCATGATAAGGATGGCGCTCCCTTGTAACCTTGAACACCAGCACCAGTATGATGCATCATGCATCCATAAAGACCACCGCCCGTATAATTCCAGGCTCTTCCGACAGTATCCCAATTATTATGGCTTTTAAAGTCTACTTTATAATCTCTAAGCGCAGTTCGCACTTCTTGCGCGGAAGGATTTGTGTTACCCACTATTTATCAGCCTCTGCTCCACCATATATTCTTGAATTTCTAAGTGCATCAATAGTATAAGTATACCCTAAAAACTCTACTTCTGGAGTGCTAGTAACGGGGAAGTCTTGGTAATCTACTTCAAATATTTTTATTCCACGGGCTACGGGTGCGCCAGTATAAACAAATCCGTCCTTGAACTTATTAAATCCAGCGATATATTGATCATATACTATAGCATCAAGGATGTTGGAGGCACCGATATAGAATGATGGGTTTGTCTTAGAGTCCGTGTCTATATAATCATTTTGGCTATTGTTTATAGAAATAGAGTTAAGATTTCTAGGATCATTGTTTACAGTAAATGCCATAGAATCTAGCACTCCCCTGCCCTGTTGTAGTGCGGCAAATCCGAATAGTCCGTTCTTGTCTATTCTAGATATGTCAACAGTTAAAGTTTTAAAGGCTACCTTTCTATCTGCATCGTCGTCCTTGCTGCGGTCCTTGACAATTTCAAATAATGATGTAGAGCCGATAAATACCTTCATCTTATTCATGTCATTGTTAAACTCTACATACAGTTCAAGGGGTTCCTCGTAGGAGTACAAATCTGAGGTAAACTCAAAGTCTTTGGGGCTAGAGATTACCTTAACGCTACCATTTACAATCTGGATTATTGAAATAGTTACAACGGTTTCATCGTTCTTAGCGCGTACACCTGTCCAGATGAACAGGCCCCTAGTGATTTCTCCACTCTCTACCTTTACTCCGATTCCTACGCCCAAAGATCCGGCCTTTCCTGAAGGCATTTTATTTATCAAATATCTCGCAAAGAACTTCCTCTTTGTGCCTACCTTATTGTTATCAGATGGGTAAATCATTAACCCGCCAGAAGTTTTCTCTGACTTTAGATAAATGTTTCCAGATGCTGCTCCGTATGTTCCATCTGCCGCCTCTATGTTACTGACACCCTTATATGAAGCGTTAAACTCCATTCCAGACCATCCAGTCCTAGAGCCAGGGGATAGAACTATGTGCTTGGCAGGCTCTGTTCCAAATAATCCTCTTTGCACATTTACCATGTATCCCGTAGGTGCCCAATTAATGTCTCCTGTATCTCTTTCTTGATATATTTCAGAGATTACTCGTTCGATATCAGAAGTAGATCTAATAACCTCTATACGATAGAAAGATGTATCAGAAGGTGTTGTGAATATGTACTCTAGTCCATCATAGTAAACTATTTCTTCATCTATAAGCAAATAGCCGCTGTTTTCTATTGCGCGGTTGATATATCCTGCCGCCTCTACATTAAATGGAATTCTATTTTGTGTTTCCGTTAGTATCCCTGGACTGGCAACTTCAAAATATGTGAGCAGTTGTGCTTCTGACTCTGGTTCCCAAACAATGTCGGTGGCCCTAGAAACTACTGAATCGTTTGGCCTATTTCTGACTTGCCTAAAGTCAGACACACTAGGAGTTGGTCTTCTGTATCTCATGACAATCTTTTCAGGACGCTCAATATCCTCAAATTCTATAGACTTAAGATTGCTTTGGAAGTTTGTGGGGACACCTTCAACTGTTCCATGATTTTTATCTTGGACATATACAACACTTGTGTTGTTAGCATTTTTGTTGCTTATCTCTAGAAGAGATGTGAATACTGCCCCCCCATACTCATCTACATACATGGAAACTTGATAAGGCTTGAACAATTCATTTAATGTATCAGTAACTGAACGTTCTTTATCTGCCCAGAAATAATCTACGCTCTGTTTAAGTATAGAGTTTTCAGATACAGATCCGTCCCCAGAATACTTAACAATTTTTAGATTGTTCAGAACTTGGAAATAATAGTCTCCAAATCCCACCGAATCTAATATGCTATAGACTATTTCATTGATGGTCTTATTCTCAAGGTACAGCGGTCTGGCTGGTGTTGATTGAAGTCTCTTAATAATATCAAAGCACTCTACCGATACTTTATCTACATTCTCTGACCATCTCTCAGCAAACATAACAAAGGCGGGAACGAGAACCTTTGCTCCATTTACACCCACCCCTGAGGTAGTTGTATCAACATCAAAGTAGCCCTTGAACTTGACTCCCTTTACCAACATTCCATAAAGGGGAGAGGTGGTAGAGTAATTGCTAATTGGAACTATGTCATTCTCTTCTGAAGTTCTGGTATCAGAATCTCCGACAATTACGGGAATGGCTGAAAAATCTATGCTTGCTGTATTTGAAGTAACGTTGCCAAGTGGGAGGGCATTGTCGCTGGAAAGTTCTTTGTTGATAGAAAAGTTTAAAGTAATATTTGTTAGGTCTAATTCAAGTCTTGGTGATAACTCTAATAGTTCTAGGAATGTTAGTGCCCCCGCGTCATTTAATTTACTCGTAGGATTAACATACTCTAGTTCTGAGCATTCGAACGCAATTCCTTGAATGTCTATTTTAGATGTTATGGAGCCAGTAAGTGTAGATATTTGTGGCATGGCTCCATTCCCCCATCTGGTAGTGGACCAAGAGGAGCCGTTGTAGTATAGGACAAGGGTCCCGTTGTTGGCAAATGCTGCACCCGTAGTGACTACAGTAGTCCAGGTACCCGCAATCAATAACTTAACCGTAAAACTATTAAGTTTTGGCTTTGTTACTATGGAATTTGTTTTTATTACAATTTTGTTAGTCTGCACTAATTTATCATAAATACAGTAGATTTTTTTACTATCTGCATCGCTACCAGATGTGTAATAACTATAAGGATTATCGGCAAACGGAACTACGGACCTTTGAACTTTTTCATAGTAGTCTCCCAGAGCATATGACGATGCCATGTGTACTGGGCTACATTGTTGCTGAAATACCTCTGATCCAATTGTTACTGTCTGGGGTCCACTATCTATAAGGAAGTCTCCTGGCCTATCTCCCTCAAATACTTCGGAAAGCGGCTGGCGGTCTGAAATGTATACCTCATACTCAGAAATATCTTGGACAAAGAACCTGTCAACTAGTAGAGCGGCCTTCTTTGACTCTTCTCCTTCAAAAAATAGGGTTGCCTCAATCTGAGTTATTGGACTATCTGGATTAGCAAACATCAACTCCGCGTTGGTCCAGTCTGATGAATTAATTGAAAAAACTTTAGTGAGAGATTGTGTGTAAACAATTCCAGATGCATCTAGCCCTACAAGTCTGATGGTTACATCAAACTGCTCTAGAAAGTTAAGGTCAGTTGATGCCTGATGTGTATAGTCGGACTTCAATCTCATGTAAAACTTTGCTGCTGCCGCGCCTGTCCCTAGAGTATGAGTGTACTTATAAGAACCACCGCTAATTCTTACATATCCCGCTGGAGACACATTAACTTCAGTAGCAGTAAATGTATTGTTTGTAGAATTATATTTAATTACCGCATTTGTGGTTCCAGAAATAGCAACGAATGCTCCATCATAGTTAACTCCCAAGCCATCTACAACAAACGTATCTCCTGCTGCAATTGCTATTGGACTTTTTAATTTTAGGGTTACTACGCCAGATGCGGCACCCTTTGACTCAACCTGAGATGACAATGAACGTCCACCTACTATCATCAACTGGGCATTAGTATCATTAAATACAGGAGTGGATTCACCACGGGTTACTGTAGTCGGCGCTGGGGATGGAGCAACCTGAGTAAAATCTTTTAAGGACGTAGAAGAAATTGAATTCGGAATAGATTTATATGTGCCGCAAATTTTAGAATTAGAAAGAGAATTGCCATTCCATTCGGCAAACACTCTGGGCTTGATATCTACAGACGTAGAGTTATCAAGGTACGCCCTAAGCGCGGTATTGGTGGATAATAGCATTAAATCTCCGTAAATTCTGCTGATACGTTCCAGTAGTCAAAATCCTTGAATCTTTTGACTACCTCAAATGTTGCATTGGTCCAAAGTACGTTGTGGGTTTTTGTATACGCCGCACCAATTCTCTCAGTATGATTTCTAGCAGTATACAGAGTCATAGTGAAAGGCTTATACATGTAAAGATCATAATAATCTTTCATATCATTTGCATCTGCATTGCCATCAGCGACTTGGTTGCGAATAGTTGGAAGCAACGACCATTGGCAAGAAAAGATGTTCTTCTTAGAAATTACATACTGGCGCAATGTTCCGTCAGCCATTCTTTCTGACTTATTTATAATATCATATGTGACTGAGAGTGGCGAGCGGGAATGGTCAGATAATGTTATTGATCCACCACCATTATTATTATTGAATTCGGTAGAGTTCCCTCCAGCAACTTGCAATTTAATAATGCTAGGAGTTATAAATGTCATATTCTAGTCACCGACCCATTCATTCTTTCTCTTCTTTGAATTGCCTTAAGAACCTCTGCTGCTATCTCGTCAGCGGAAGAATTAGATCCAGCAACGTTCACATTAATATTATACTCTATGCTCTCGTTTGACATGCCTCCCGCAAACTTCTTAGCCATTCCACCACGGTACATCTTGGTAGCCATTCCTGGGTATCTAGATGAGTATCCACCCATACCAAATCCTGGCAAAGTCTTATTGTTGAGCATGTACATGAATGGCAATCCATACTTATCTACAGCATCGGCCTGCATTACAAATTCGCCATTAGAAAGCATGGCTGGGATTAGGTCTGCCTTAGGTCCACCTGGGCCATAGATTGGTCCACCAGATGCCTTCTTCTTCCCGCCCTTGCCCCTTAGTAATCCATAAGGAATTCTTCCATCAAGTTTGTTTAGGGCTGCGGCAAGTTTATCTGCAAACTTGCCGCCCTTTTCAAGAATCTCAATTATCTGCTCGCGTTTTTCTATTTCTCGGTCTTCCGCTCTTTGGCGACGGTCTTCTGCTAGTTCTCGGTCACGCTGTTCCTTTTCAATATCCTTCTTGGCTTGTAATAGTGCGGCTTCTGCAAAGTTACCCTCTGCCTTGGCGCGAGCAATATCATTTTGCAGGCTTTGTTGGTCAAGCATGAAGTTGAGGGACTCTTCTTGAAGTCTAGCGATTCTCTCGCGCTCCTCGCGCTCCTTCTTGATTCCATCAATAAGTTTGTTTTGTGCGTCAATAAGTTTCTTATACTTATCCTCTTCCTTGCCACCGCCACCGCCCTTGTCGCCTCCCCCAGTATTTGTTGGAGCAGTTCCTCCAGAACTTGATGGAGTATATCCTGCATTTTGAGATGAATTAAACAAATCTTCAATCTCTTTCTTTGCGGCAGCCATCTCATTTGTAACACCAGAAAGTTCTCCAGCACTAAAGGTGGTAGCGTCCAGGGCGGCTTTGTATTGAATTTGTAACTGTGCATATACATCAACATAGTACATGATCATAGACTTAACAATATCTGGCAGGGCAGCGAATTCATTATAACTAATTCCAAAGGTTCTCATTGTTTGTGAGAAGCCATCTTCCATATTAAGTCTCTTCTTAATATCACTCCAACTGTCAATATTTGTCCAGTCAGTTTTAAACCTCTTAAGCCCTCCCTGCGCCTGAACATCATCAATGTTTATATGCTTAATAATTTCATCTGGCAATCCTAGAATTTGGGTCATGGTGTCATTGATTTCTTTAAGTTTGTTTTCAGAAATCTCAACATTATTTAAATCAATTTCAGGAACTATATCAAGTTTCCCAAATTCTTGAACGTTACGAGTATAGTTCGCAAAAGAGTCTGCTGAAGCATCTAGATAGTCTCCAATCTCCCCACCATTTTTTCTAACCGCTCTTCGTGCTGCCGCCATTTCTGCTTCAGTAATATCTCCCATCGCCATTGTTGTTTCATAATCGCTTTGAGCGGCGGCGGCATCATCATAAATACCTTTAAGTCTTGCAAGTTCGGCCTCTGCCTCATCTGCGCCCAGGGTGACTGGGACCACATGCCTACCTTGTCTTTTTGTGGTTGTTAACTCTCCGGTTCTGTTATATTCTTCAAGGGCCTTATTATAATCATCCCTAGCCCTGTTTACTGCTTCTGTATCATATCCCATGGCAGCGGCAACATCTTCATCACTAGCACCAGACTCTATTAATAATTTAATACTAAGTTGTTTTCTAATTTCTTCATCTTCAATTTGCATTAGTGTCAGCAGGGTTTCGTTTGTTGCGGTAACACCTTTAGAGTTAACTATAATATTAAATGCTTTAACAGCGTCTTCTCCACCACCCATTAGATTAATAAAGGAAACAGTTGCTGTTGGAGATAGTTGACCAGAAGAAATATTAAGCATTACGTTTGCTTGTAGTTCCTGATCCATTCCAGATAACATTGAAATTAGAGCCTGGGCCGCTGGCTCTTCAACTGTACCCGCAAACAATTCTTTAACCGATTCAGCCATAGATCCTAGATACTCCGCTGCTAATCCAGCATCTTTAGATGCTAATTCTGAGAATGAATCCATAGCCTGCTTTCTCATTGTTTCGTATGACTGCTCTAGTTCAGAAATTTTTCTTTTCTCAGACTCAAGCATCGCTAGCGCTCTCTTTCTTTCTGGACCCTTCTTCATTGAGAGCGCTTCTTCTTCCAATTGGTTATACCTAAACAATGCAGAATTAAGATTATCATACGCAGATCTTAATTGGTTGCTAATGGTTCTACCTAATGTAGTTACTCCAGCAACGGCAGCAGAATAATCAGAATTAACGAATCCTCTTAGATCTCTTACAACTCCAGATATTCCAGGAATGTCCATGTCTCCCATAGCATTCAAAACTGGACCTAGTGCGCCAGCGGCGAGGGTAGCAAGTTGTTGTCCACCAGAAGCCTCAATATTTCCTAACTCATCAGTAATAACAGATTGTGCCGCGTTAGCAAATGTTTTAGCACTTTCCTCCTGTAACTCAAGAGCCACGGTAATTGGCTTATTCATTATATCTTGACCATTAGGGCCAACTATACTTCTTAATTTACCAGTAACATTGGCAGTTAATTCTGGCATCTGTAATTGTTCTGCTAGGGCAGCAGCAATACCTTCAGCATTCTCAAAAGATATGGCTCCTTGCATAATCATATTTCCAAGATTGTTGGCCATGCCGTCTACAGCATTATTGAAACCTGTAGAACTGATTGCCTGAGAAAATCCATCTACAAATGCCTTGCCTGAGTCGGTAGCCAAAAACTCTTGGGCCTGAGTAAGTTGTTTTTGTCTAATTCCTGTTCCCTCAAGTACGGATTGGGCACTCGCCCTCTCTGCTACAAGAGTGTTACCAAAAAATTCTGACATTGATGTAAGAGACTCTGCTCCTATAGACATACTATCGGCAAGTTTCTTTGCGTTTCCTCTGACCCCATCCATATTTGATTTTGCAGACATTATGGTTCCAGTAAGTGCGCCTATAGCCGCTCCCGCAGCGGCCCCCTTTGGCCCAGCCATCATTCCAATAGAGGCACCCATTCCTGTAGCACCCAGTATGCTTAATCCTGAATTATCCTGAGAATAGCCTCCAAGCATGGACAGGGCAGACATGCCACCCATAAGTCCCATCCCTCCAGCGCCGCCCATAAATCTTGAGAATCTTCCTGGCTGTCGTACCCCTGGTGCTGGAACCCCTGGAGTTGGTGCGCCACCCGCTGCTTCTAGCGCGGCTGCTGCGGTGGCTATGTCTGCTGCAACAATGGCGTCTAGTCTGGACGCGGCTGCTTCTAGTCTGGCTATGGCTGCCTGTGCGGGTCCAGATTTTAATGCTGCTGCTCTAGAGGCACCAGTCAATGCCTTTTCAATTTGACCAGTAGACTGATTGACTGAGTAAACCGCTGCTTGCTCTACTCCATTAGTAAAATCTATAACATACTTTTTACCCGCTGCGGAAGTATACGACGCTAACTTTTGTCCTGCTGCACGACCCTGAGATATAAATTCTCTAGAAGACATTCCAATCGGGTCTACTATCTGTTTTACAGATTGTGTCATTATTTCAGAAACATCAGCAACTCCACCACCCATAATTGCATAGATTAATGCATTTGTTCCTCTTCCAGTAGCAGTACCTCTAAGTAGGGCAGGGGCGCGAGATGTTATTTGTGCTTCTTGAGCCATCGCTGACCTAGCCATTTGGTCTAAACTATTTCCAGAGGCATCGAGCGTTTGTATCATCTCAGAGAAGTATCTATCATATGATACTTTATTATCTGCCAGGGCTTGATTCATAATTGATCTAAATTTAGCAGGATCTGACTTAGCCTTATCTAGCGCAGCCCTGGTTTCGTCATTAGTATCATTTACCAAAGTCTTCATTGCTGCTAGATAGGATGCCGCTCCAGACATGTACTCTTGTCTAGTCGGGGCTAATCTTTGAAGTTCAGCATCATTCAAAAATCCGACCCATCCCTTGGCTGATGGACCTACTGTTTGATTATTTAATAGAGTATCTGCTCTTGACATCCCAGAACTTGGATCATAAAATTCTGGCGTCCATCCCTGGGCTTCTCTTTGGAATTCTTTGCCCTGGGCCATGTATTTTTCAAGCATGATGGCGCTAGTCTGATACCCAGACTCCATTCCAGAAAGCCCTGGAATAATATGAGATCTTTCAAAACCTTTATACTTAGATGAATTATAGCCCATACTAGCAACAATATCTACTGGGGCACCTCCTGATACTGCTGCTGCTTCTGCTGCTGCCATTGTACGAGCGGCCATGGTAGAAGAGGCTCCTCCAGCCGCACTTAGATTATTGGTCATCTCCTTGAGATTTTGATTAAGAACTTCAAGTGCGGCATTCATTACTCCAAACGCCTCTGTTTGATTATATACGGCACCTGTAAGAAGTTCGCTAGCAGTCTTAGCAGCAACAGACTCTGGGGTAAAGAATTCAAACACCCCTCTACCCGCTCTTCTGAGGGCTAGTAGCGCACCTACGCCCTTGACAATATACCCAAAGAAGTTGCCCATGACACCCGTGATCATAATAATCGGTCCAGCAATTCCTACGAGAAGTCCAAGCCCCTTGACAAAATTTTGTACTGGTTCTGGTAGTGCGTTGAAAATCTCAAACACCTTGTTGCCAATTTCTAAAAGAACTGTTCCTATCTTAACAAATGTTTCTCCGATTGGAATAAGATTCGCTTTTAGGGATTCCAGCGCTCTTGTGAATCTCATGCTTGTAGATTCTGTCAGAACCTTTAACTCGTTCTCTGCTGTTTTAGCAAGTTGCTCAACACTTAGTTCAGTAAGTTTAACTACTTCAGCGGTTTGGCTTCCCGCCCTACCTAAATTACTTAACAAAGCATTAATTCTAGCAAACTGGTATTTACCGAACAGTTGCTCAATCGCACGCTGGCGGCTTAGGTCGTCAAGTGCGCCTAATTCATCTTGTAGTGCTTTGAGCGTTCCAATTAAATCTCCAGCATTTTTGTCAACTATTCCTCTAAGATTTATTCCCATTTCCTTGAACTGCTCTGAAGTTACTTTTGTTGGGTTAATTAACGAACCCATAGAAGATTTAATTGCATTCGCGGCTTCTGCTGCTGGAACGCCTCCTTCACGCATAGCAACCATCATCATCGCAAGATCTTCAATACTGCCGCCAAGTCCCTCTACTACTGGTCCAGCCTTAACAATTCCCGTTACAAGGTCGTTTAGGGTAGTAGACGTTTGATTTTCTACAGAGTTTAAGAAGTTAATAGAGTTTGCAAGATCTTCATTACTCTTTTTAAATACGCTTTGAATTGCTAGCGTGGCACGCATGGCCTCTTGTCGGTCAACTTCACCTAGAACAGAAAGTCTTACTGACTCTCTGGTGGCAGAAATCAGATCGGCTCCCTCTGCGCCCGTTGCAGCGATATCTGCTGCCAATCCAGCAGTTTCCTGAGCAGCAATACCCATAGACCCAGCCAGTTCTTGTGCCAATGCCTGAGTTTGCTCTCTAATAGCAGCAACTTGAGTTGGGCTAGCAATCTTGCCAGCGGTTCCACCGTAGACCTTGCCAAGTCTTGTTAGTTCCTTGTCAACATCCATGAACATCTTTCCTGCGGTCGCGCCAAAGATGGTGAGGGGTACTGTTAAGCCTACGGTCAACTGGCGTCCTGCCCATTGGGTATTCTTGCCCCAATTGATTAACTGAGTTGATGAACCCTGGACAACTTGCCGGAAAATTCTGTATTCTTGATTAAGAATTTTTTGTTTATCTACTGCTTCATTAATTCCTTTAGGAACGATAACCTGAGCCTTGCCATCTGGCATCACCATGCTTGTTGCGTTCATCATTCGAACTTGCTCTCTAGCAAGTTGCTTGATCTGGCCCATCTCTCCACGACGATACTCGCGCATAGCGCGGGAATATTCGCTAAGTCTTAATCTACCTTGCTCTAGACTTTTGCCAAATCTTTCTGTCTCTGTCGTCATATTTACCATATGACGCTCAAACATGCCGCTTCTATCTATTGCTGTATTGAAAGTATCAACATAAGATTGAATTGATCTTACTGATCCTGGGTCGATCCCGCCCAATCTTAGTGACTGAGAATTAATAGCAGCAATTTGTGCCCTAAGCCTAGCAAGGGCTGCCTCTACCTGAGCAAACTGCCCCGTAGCAACAATATTAAGATCTATGCGGCTCAACTGCTAACAACCTCCGTAACAGAATGTCCCAGACCCATACCTACGCCAAATCCTTGCTGGGCTGCATGATGGCCCCTGAGATCTGTAATGTCTGCTGGTTCTGATTCTGAAAGATCGACTCCTTGCAATGCTGCAAGGAACTTTTGTTCTTCCCGCTTTTGTTCTCTGTACGCATTGAGAGTTGCAAGAAGTTCATCAAGTGATAATTCTTCTTCCAACTCTTCATAACTCTTCCAGTTACCAAGTAGGAACACCTCTGATTCCAGAGCGGCTAAGTCTAGACTGTCCCAACTAGAGCCGCCCCTAGGAGATTTGGGTCATTTAACTTCAACCCCCCGCAAACCTCCAAGATTTTCATCATCGTGGGTACGTTGACAAGATCCTCAAATTTCTCTCTATCATTGGCTAGTTCTGGATCAGACTTCTCTAGGCAGACCATCGCAGCCTTAATGAAGATGCCCATTGCATCTTCTTCTGTTTCGATCTGATCTGAATCCATTTCCTTAATGACTGCCATAAACTTTTTAAGACCCTTAATAGAAAGAGGCTTGATGATGATGGTTCTTCCATCTTCTAGTTCTAATTCAGCAGTATCATAAATAGTGGTTGCCACTTAATTCCTCCTAATAACCTTATCTAGAGTATATCAAAATTAACTGTAAAATCATAAAGAAATACCCCGCCATTTCTGACGGGGCACTTCCTTAGACCTTCTGTTATCAGGAGTAAACGCGGTCTAGGATTTCGCCATATTCTGCACCAACGAAATCGTCATCTGGGAGACAACGGAAGGTAACAGGATAGACAGTAGCCTCATTTCTACGAAGAGCGTGGGAAACAGTCTCCATAGAAAGTACGCGACGAGCGAGATAAACTCTCTCTGTTTTGACAGTAACCTCAGTTGTTGGGCCTGGGCCGACAGCGATCAATGAACGCTCAACTGGTGACTCGCCAAGTGATCCAGCAGAAAGACGGAGAACATTCTCGTCACCCGCTGGTGCGCCATATGCTGACTGAGCAGCAGATGCAACGACTCCACCTGACTGTGTGTAAACAGTATTAACCTGTGAATCGTTAGCCTGACCAAATGCTGTACGGACATTTTCAAGAGTGCCCTCGGACATGGAAGTGCGGAGCATAACTCTCAACTGAGTCTTGAAGATACGAGCAGAGTCAAGCAACTGATCAACCTCAACCTCACCATATTGTGGTTCGTATGAGATTTCGAAGCCTTCAGATGTGAATCCAACGTTTCTCCAGTCTGCTGTTGCGTCCTGCTCTAAGTAGTTAGCAGCAGTCTTAACTGCGCCAAACGTTGGCATAGCCTTCTTGTAGTTTGCTGTGTCGGTGCTGTCTCCCTTTGAAACGAAGACCTGGGCTGCACCAACGATAATATTGCGAACTTCACCCTTATTTGCCATTAATTTTACACCTACCTTTCGGATATTTTAATATCCAGATTGGTTCATTCCTCTCTATTATAATAACATGAGGAACCAACAAAACAAAGATTTAAGAGAATCTTCC